GTTGAATACATGGGGCTTGAAGCTTGCGTGTCCGCCGGGATCATCCGAAGAGATCAACCTAGAAGTGTGTCATATTCCGTCACGAGCCAAAAATTTGGCAATGTCGGGGTTCTCAAGCATGATGGGCCTATTTTCAAGGATGGTCTCCCTGAAAATTTGCACCGTGTCAAACATGTCGATGTCATAGTGTTCGCACAACCAAAAGTCGAACGAATCACGATCCACCAACACCTTTTCATTCTTGATGAAATCCAACATTTGTTCTATTGGCACATCCGATGTCCGGGTGAACCAAGATAGATCATCGTACTGAAGGTTCGTTGAATCCTCCATCTGGAACCGCTCGAGGAAAATGCTAGACAGTGTAGGTACATGCCGGCATTCGTAGGCATAAGATAATGCCTTGCCTGCCATGTACTGGCTATCACTGACTCCCTCATTAAAGGTGGCCCGTGCGTTAAAACGGACCAACATTTTACCAAGAAGCGGTACCATGCATGGTACATCCACTTCAGTGAAGATACGACGACTAAGCAGAGTAGCCTCTCCGTCCAAACGCGGCTCTTTGGCCTTTAAGACCATTTTGAAAAGAGCTACGTCCCGCACCCAGGCTTTGATATCCAATCGCTTGTTGAGACAAGCCAAGATATCATCGCCCAGAATCACAGCCTTGCCGCGACGTTTCTGACGTCGAGCGACGACGGCGAACATCACAGCATTGTACAGTGAGTTGCGGGGGGTTGTGGTTGTCGCACCAGTGGGCAGTTGAAACGAAATTTCGGCGAACACACCGTAACGGTAGTTCACAACCGAAAAAGTCTGATGTGCGAGCAAGAGTTCGCGATACCATGTCGGCATCTTGACTTTCGCCAAGAATGCATCATACAAGAGGGCGACCCGGGAACGTTGTTCGCGGTCATTGCGACTGAAGTCGCCCTCGATGATACAAGGATAAGCTGGATCGATCAAGTGTTCACAAAGCTTGACATCATTTTGCTTGTAGGCAAAACGAACCTTTATGTCACCGATCTTGGAGTGGACACTCCAATCAACCAGCTTCTCCATGCTGACCATAGCCGCCGGCCCCGTGCATGCATTGTATGCATCCGTGCCAGCGTAGATCACTCTCGCCGCCCAATCAGACTCATCACGTTTACCTGCCAGAGTTTCTGCTTTCACAGATAGATCCTTCTTGCCCAGCATTTGTGCGCTGTGGTTCGGCAAGTCCGCAAACGCTTCGCGCATGCGTTTCTGCTTGTGGGGACCGAACTTGCTGAGCCAACGCTCACGATCATGTTCGTTCTCATCCCAAGCATCAAAGATCACGTCAGGTGCCTCGCTGATGATTGCGAGGGCCTCCTGAAACTCTGCTTCACCGATGTCATCATCGGGACCAGCTTGTTTGAAGTTACACCGCTTGTTAAAAGCGGCTAAGAAGCTATGGTAATCGGGGCTTGTTACCACTGGCACGGACTCCTCGTGCAACGCACCCAACTGATTCATTGGGTTGTGAGCTTCTTTCAGAATCCCTTCGGGTTCTGATGCTTCAAATTTTGACACCTTCACTTGGAAGGGGCGCTTGGTCACGACCCGCAACCGCCCGTCAAGCTCATGAGAATGCAATGTGTTCTCACCGGCCTGGCTAACGATAATGGGGGGGTCGGAAGGCTTCAAGCCCCTCCTGGAACGCTTGTTCGCGTTAACCACATGGTGTGGTTGACGCGGAACATTGCGCCCAGGAGAGGCGACTTTCTTCATATTTAAATTCAAGTAAGTAAGTAGTGCTAAAAAGCGAAAGAAGG